CTCATCAGTTTTTTCGTTAAATAGGCTGGTGATCTCTTCTGCGTCTTCAGCATCCAGCAGATAGCGAGGAATCAGGCCGTAGTAACGCAGTAACTTTACCTTGTCTTGCTGGTACTCAATCTCTTCCTGTACCGGCTCTAGGTCTGTGTCAACAGCGGTGGGGGCAATGTTGTCTACTTTTCGATAGACACCAGACTCCATACCAGCAACAACGCTGTGAATGCTGACATACTCTTCGATTGCACAACCCATTGCCTCTTCTACAGAGGTAGCAACAGGGTCAATCAAGAAGTTTTTAGGATTAACTGGCTTTAGGCCAACATAGAAGCGGTTACGCTCTTCTACGCCAACAGCGGTAACACCCATCTCTGCGATTGGTCGCATTGCTGGAGCACGTTCTGTCTTCTCAGACACAACAATCTCACCGATTCCGGTGCCGTAGACAGCGCCAAGCAGGATCACATCACTGGTGGCTTTGCGTACTTTGGTGCGCTTAAAGTCCTCAGTCATCTGATTCTTGACTTGTTCGACATCGATGCGCTGCTGATCTAACTGGTCATCAACGATGTCAAAGAACTTCTCACCACGACCAAAGACTGCTTCTTCGATCTCAGCAACAGAGGACTCAATAGCCTGCTGTAGTGCAGGTGTTACAATCCGTGAACGCTCACTCTCACGATGCACATCCTCACCGGCCCAGATGCCACGCCATAGGCGCTCATAGGAGTCCCAGTAATCTAGGTAGTTCTCATCACGATGGTTGCGCCAGTTCTCACAGCGGGATAGAACCCACTCAGAAATCTTCTTACCAGGACCACCAAGTTCGTAATCTTTATCTTCCATGTTTAGTCCTTAGTTGTGTCACCGATGCTGTCTTCTTCAAGATTTGCATATTCAGGCATACCTTCATCCATGTCCTCTTCTTCTTCCTCTTCTTCGAGGTCAGCAACAGGCAAGAAGATGTCTTTGTCTTTAAGGCCAGCCTCTTTAGCGGCAGTGATAACTGTCATCATGCAGTCAGCACTAAACTTCTTTTCAATCTCTTCCTTGATGACTTCCCAGACATCAGGGTTAGTTGCTAACTTGTCCCAGTTAAGAGGGACATAGTCTTCGTTGTTGTACATTTCTAAATACATAACTACTCCTTAGTAACCGGCTACAGCGTCCATTGGTGTAAAGTCTTCGTCATCAAAGTCTTGCACATACTCTGCTACTGCGATCTGGTCGATGTAGGACAAGGCATCAATTAAGTCATCATGAACTTGCGGATTAGGGAAGTTCAGTAACTCATCAATTATTTCTTTATTCCAAGTGCCTTCATTAAAGACGATTTTGCCGTGCTCAAAGCGGCCTTGAAGCGACCAAGTAATTCTGTCAGTTTTCTTTTTATTTCCATGAGTAAGATCCTCTATTCTGAAGTAGGTGTTATATCGCCTCATTAAGTCACTGAGGTATGGCAATACAGCGTTCTTTAGTGCGCCTCTTTCAATACCAACACAGACAGGTTCATAGTCTCTGACTGCATTAAAGATCTTCTGTGCAGTGTCTTTAATGTCCCACCTGCCAAACTCTACATCTTTTACATACCAGCCATTAGAAGTGATCTTAACTATCGCTATGGCAGACTGGTCTAGTCTTTTCTTTTTTGCTGTGTTTGCTGAAGCCACATTCTCAAAGCCAGCCAAGTCTACAGCGATGAAATACCTGCCATCGGTGGGTTCTTCATCATCAATCTTTATCCACTCTTCTTTGAAGATGCCACCAGAGGCTGCTTCAAAGGAGGCTAAGAATTCAGTCCTGAAAGCGAAACTGGACATACTCTTTCTTGCAGTTTCGATCTCTTCTGGGTCCAGCAACGGATTATCAAAGGAGGTGAAGTGCCAACTCTTATAATCCTTGTCTTTGCCTTCTTTACCGTAGGTGAACAACTCATAGAAATGGTTGCGTCCCATCGGTGTACCAATAAACAGTGCCTTGCCTTTTAAGTCTGCTAGTGCAGGCCTCAGAATCTGCTCAAACACTGCAGGCTTCATGTCTGCATATTCGTCTAACACAACAAACTTTAGGCTGACACCACGCATTGTCTCTGGTCTGTCAGCGCCTTTGAGGCTGATCTGTGCTCCGTTTACCAGCCTGATCTGCATATTGTTTACATGGCTGGACTCAATTACGGGGTGGCCTAACTCCAATAACGTGAGCCACATAATATCCCTGGCCTGTCCCTGCGTTGGTGCTACATACCACACATGACCTTTATTGGTCTGTAGCGCCTCAACGATGAGCATCCATGCTGCTAGTCTGGACTTACCAGTCCTACGGCCTGCAGCGACAACCTTAAACCTAGCATCGTCATTCCACACATCTTGTTGCCAAGGCAGTAACTTAATCTCTAGATTCAAAGTCTACGTCCTCAGCATCAATGGTTTCGGTGGCATCAATCTTTGTGTCGCCGACACCGCTGATGTTAATGGTTATACCTTTGTTGCCACCAGTCTTGTCTTTTTCAAAGTAAGACAGCGGCAATAGCCTATCAGCACACATCTTGAGCATCGCTGCCTGATCCTTATCGGCAGGATCTAAGGCTTTCTTAATGATAGTCTCAATGATGTGATCTCCCTTGGTAGTCAGCAGGCGAGCATGGAATTCTCTAATCCTTGCTGCCTCGCCAGGAGGCCTACCACGGAGTTCTCGTTTCTTCTTCGCTTCGATAGCAGACTTTTTAGGTCTGCCAGCACCATTGGGATTCTTAGTCGGCACAGGTACAGCAACTTGTGCAGGCGAAGATAACACATCGGGGGAAGAAGACACAAGAACCATATCTTGGTCTTTTGTTTCCAAAGTTAATGTTCCTACTATATAGTATGCACTGCCGATAACGCTGATGAGGGAAAATAAAAAGTATTTATTTATTATAAATCATAACACGATTATTGCTTATGCTTGCAATATAGAGGTGATTATAGCATATTTTTACTGATTTGTCAAGTTCTTTTTATTCTAATGCACAGAATCAGTGTTATCTCTGCCTGCTCTGGCCTATCGCAATGCACATTTTCTGTTACTAATTTGTCATTACTTATCAATAAAGTCCTACATTATCGTAACTATTTGATATTAAAAGATATTCTTTATTGGTTCTTTGGTGGGAAATCTGCCCTATTTAGGCCTATTTTGCTCTTTTTTGTATCGGTAGTGATCCAACATTATCACAGCATTGCCACAACCCCATCCCCCCATCTATGTTAGTTAGTGCTTACTTCGCTGGCAGTGTTGTTTCTGCACCACAGTGTTGTATACAAGAGACAGTGTTGTATACAAGAGACAGTGTTGTATTGGCGCAACATATGAGGCAGTGTTGCACCATATCAGTGCACTACAGATTCTATGCACCAACATAGTGCAGTGTTGTTTTTATACCACAGCCTGCCTGTGTTGTATTTATGCAACAGTAGCAACAATCATGCCATATTGCACTGCACCAGTGTTGTATTTACACACAATGGCTTGTAGCCGTGCCTAGGTGAAATCCCTAGGTATATTCGTTGCAGTGCACCAAGTCAATAAAATCAAACACTTAAATAACCTTACAGATTTTCTGGTATGTTTCTATTACGTATATATGTAGAAACACCAAAATTTTTAACCTAGTACTTATCGGAGAATTAAAAATGCATAAAACACTGTTGACCGTTGACGCTAACGCTAAGACTGTAAAAGGCCAGGATTTCGGTTTTATGACCGGAATCTTATATATGGCGCCTGCGGATATATCAGGCCATAACGTTTGCTCTATGGCAGAATTAGCAGGCTGCAAGGCCGCTTGCCTGTACACTGCAGGCCGTGGCGCTATGAATTCCGTACAGGCCGCAAGAATCCGCAAGGCCAAGTTTTTCTTTTCCAATCGGCAACAATTTATGGAAATCCTGGTAAAAGATATTCAGGCCCTAGTACGCAAGGCCACTAAAAAGGGAATGATTCCGCTAGTACGTTTAAATGGCACGTCTGATATTAAATGGGAAAACGTTAGATTCGACTATGGATTCGGGAATGAGCAAATAACAATTTTTGACCTTTTCCCTAACGTGCAATTCTATGACTACACAAAAATTGCCAATCGGCGCGACTTGCCTGCAAATTATGACCTTACATTTTCGTATTCCGGAACACTAGCATTTCAAAAATACGTCAATCAGGCCATAGAATCGGGAATGCGTATCGCAGCCGTATTCCGTAAACGTGCTGATATTCCTGCTAAGTTTTTAGGCCTGCAATGCGTTGACGGGGATAATAGCGATATTCGGCACGTGGATCCTAAGGGGGTTATTGTTGCACTGTATGCCAAAGGCAAAGCAAAAAAGGATAATTCTGGATTCGTAATCGATACACTCAGCCGTATAATTCCGCTAAAATTGGCAGCCTAGTCAATCAATTTTTAACACTATAGGGGTTTATTGTGCTTACACCATTCACTGAAAAGCAAAAATCTATGATTGTCTCAAACGTGCTTAAGGCCGTTGACAATCCGGCTAAACTATCGAAACAGGCGTACAAGTATCTCTACCTATGTGCCGGTTTCATAGCGCATTATGATCACGGGGGTTTTATCTCATACTATCGGCGCAATAGTCTCAAGGCCGATATTCTAAGGTTTAAGGATTGGAATCAGTGGAAAAACTTTACGCCCAATGATCGGGATTATCAGTACTATAAGAGCAAGGCCGATATTTATAATCGAATCATTCAATCAATAGGGGTTTAAAATGCTAGTCTTCGAATATCCAAGTAAAAAAGTCTTAAAAGAATCAATCGGTAAACCCTTGCGCTATATGGAAACCAGTTTATTCGGGCCAGAGTATCGGGAAAATGGTGTAGTCACTGGCGCAAATAGGCCACATATCACTGGCCTAGGGAGAGAATTTTTTGCTAATGTGACAATGGAAAACGGGCTTATTAAGGCTGTCAAATAGTCTTGCTAGTGTTATCCTATAGTGTCTCTATAGCAGGGGCACTATGGGGCTAATATTGGCCTTAAAATGGAGATTCTAAAATGATAGACTTATACACTGCAGCACAGATCGCAGGCCTATTGTTAGCACTTGGGGCCGTTATCCAAATAATGAAACCTTGGAATATCAAATAAGGAGTTTTGAAAATGGAAACGAGATACACTGATAAAACTGGAATCGTGATTCATAAAATGGAAGGTTACAATGTCACTCTAAAAAAGAATGTCAAATTATGGGGGCATTTTGATACTTCGGATGGGGGTTTTTCTCATATAGGGCCGTGGTATAAGACAAAGGAAGAGATTTTAGCAGACCACGAATCCTTTTTAATTCGGACGGGATGCATATGAAATTGCTACACTATGGCGGCATCAGAATTGAGCAATGCGAATACACTGGCCGCTGTTACATCAGCGATTTTAGGCGCTGGTTTAACTCGCTGAGATCGGCAAAACATTCAATCACGAAAAGGAAAGTAAAGCATGAACTACTTTGAATTGAAACGATTGGCCAGTCTTTACGGACTGCCATGCTTTAGCGATAATCAAGTGAAAACGCTTGCCGCTTTCGTGCAAGCCGCTTGCGATAAGGCTATCGCTGAAAGGCTGAGAGAGAAATCAGAAGAGGCTTTCGAGTATGATCCTGCTGAATGGTCTGCGTATTCTTCGGCTTGTTCGATTGCTTCAAACGCTTTTAAACCTATTTATACGCCGATGGGGAAGACATGAACGAACCGATTGACCTACTTAGAGCAGCAGAGCAGATTCTCAATAAGTGGCTCGTTGATAATACTGATGGGCCATTCGAGGAAGAGCCGGAGATTGACGAGGCTCGCACTCTAATCCTTGATGCAATTGAACAAATGGAGTCTCTAAAATGTCACAGTTAACAGTGCAGGAAATTCTAGACATTGCCGACACAAAGTTAGAATATAGCGACTTTGGGAATTGGCACGGCAGCGATGACGACATCGTTGAGTTTGTTTGTGAAATCATCAAAAGAGAAAAGGAAAAAGAAAATGTCCTGGCTACTTGATAACCCTGAAAGACCTTACATTGATTCATCAAAGACTGACGTCATGCGAACATGGAAAAGACACGGATTCGTGCCACCATCAGAGCAGATGGTAGACTTTAAAGATAGTCTTGATGCACTGGATCGACTAACCATAAGAGGCAGCGATGCGAAACCTAGTGGCGAAGTATGCTCAGAAAAGCGGAGCAGGAAAACACAGAAAGAAGGGACAACATGATAAAAGGGACACAACAATGAGATGCGCTGCCTGTGATGTAATTCTCAGCGACTATGAGGCATCAATTCGATCGGTATT